TTAAAGCACTTCGTGCAACTATGGAAACATTCTCAAGTAATTCTCGTTTTATAGCAACGTGTAATTACATTAATAAATTACCAGATCCAATTCTTAGTCGTTTTGAAGTTATTGATTTTGACTTTGATAAACAAGAAGAAACAGAATTGACCAAGAAATACATTAAGAGAGTGTATGAGATCTGTGGCAAAGAAGACATGACAATTGAAAAACCAGCATTGGTAGAATTTGTTAAAAGAAACTTTCCAGATTTAAGAACTACTTTAAATAAATTACAAGGTTACAAAACACAGGGTACTTCTAATATCACAGCAGAAGATGTTAAGAAATTTAATTCAGTTTACAAAGATGTATTCGAGTTAATCTTTAACGAAACAGATCCAGCTAAAAACTATCAAACATTGGTAGGAAATTATGCTAATAGAGTTGATGATGTATTGCAAACATTGGGTGCAGAATTTATCGAATATATTCAGCAAGAGAAAGGGCAATATATAAAACATATACCACAAGTTGTTATAACTGTCGCTAAACATCAAGCACAAAGGGTACATGTTATTGATCCTGTAATCACGATGTTAAGCTGTGTATATGAGATACAAAGTATAATTAATTCGTAAATAACTAATAAATAATTTTTTAGTCTCAATATTTTTTAGTATATTTGACTAAGTAAAGAAATATAAATATGAAAGTGGGAAAACATACACTATTAATAGACGGTAATTATTTTGTATTCAGTAGGCTTTTTGTACTTCAAAAACCTAAGAGCGGACAGCTTTTAGGAGATGATAAACAAAAGTCACAGTTTATGAGAAAATTAGCCATTGACTTTGCATCAGAGATGCGAAAGTTAAAAATGTTCGTGGATGACGTGGTATTGACAGTAGATTCAAAATCATGGCGTAAAGACTTATATCCAGAAGCTGATTATAAAGGCACTAGAAAACAAAGCAGCGATGTCAATTGGACAAACGTATATAGCGTATATGAAGAATTTCAAAAGATCTTAGCATCTAAAGGTGTTACAGTGCATCAAATTCAAGGAGCTGAAGCAGATGATGTTATATTTGGTTGGTCAACGGCTCTTAATAATAGAGGTAAATCATGTATCGTATGGTCAGGTGACAGGGATCTTATCCAGTTAGTTAACTATTCTAAGACTAATGATGCACATACAATATGGTATTACAACACCAAGAAGTCACTGTATGTGTATGAAGGCTTTGAGCGTGATATGACTCAATCTATTGCTAATGATATGAGTGCCGATGATTTATTATTTAATATGGGTGGTGAGCACATGACAAGAGATACTTATCAAACTAATATTTTAGCATGGGTAAAAGATCTTAAAATAGAAATGACAGAAGTTGATTGCGATAGATTTATTTTTAATAAAATATTAATCGGTGATAAGTCAGATAATATTCCATCAGTAGTTACTTGGCAAAAAGAAATGAAAGGTGGTAAATTAAGAATCTTCTCAATCACCGAGAAAATGGCAGATACTGTTTATGAGCAATTCGTTAAAGAGTTAGATAACTTTACAATAGAGCACCTATTTAATCAAGAATATAAAAACAAATTAACAGATATTATTTATAGAGTAGTTGGTCATGGTAACTTAACACTGATCAAATCTTCATTATCCAATAATATAGCATTAATGTTATTACACGTTAAAACTATTCCAGATTCAATTCAGCGTGCTATTTATGATGCAATTGACAAAGATTGGGAAGGTGCTTTAGAACAAGTAGATCAATTCATGGATATGGAAAAAATCTTAGAAGGTACACATTGGTTAGATGATAAAGTTGGATTTGGTGTAGATGCTTTCGCAGGTATGGATATTCCAGTAGAAGAAACAGTTAAAAAAGAACCAATGAAATTAGTTGGTAAAAAAACAGAGCCTACTAAAACTACTGCATTACCAATGACTAAAAAATTATTCTAATGAGTATAGAAGATCAAGCAACAATCGAAGCAATTCTAGAAGAAGCATCTGCATTTGGTTTAAGACGTGAAGTACAAGAATGGGCTAATAAATTCATAAGCGAGGGTGTTGAAGCTGTAACTGCACATCACCTAGCATATGATGAATGGATAAAATAAAACATAATCATCATATAGAGTATAAACAATATGCTAGACGAGACTAAATTATTCGACTTTGTGAAAATTATGTTCACAAAGCCAGATCAATTCAATAATATGAAACTACATACGAAGAAGCGCCATCATTTTATGATTAACCGCTTCTTCGCTATTAAGTACCCTGCTAATGCCAATATGTTTAATTTTAATGGCATTAATGGTGGTAATGTGGTAGAATCATGGGGAATGGTCGCACAAAGATTCAAGAGTGTTCCAATGTGGTTTTACACCAAAACAAAAAAAGCAGAGAAAGAAATCGTAGATAAATATACACCTAGCGAAGCTGTGATCGAATTATACCTAACTAAAAATGAAATAGGTATGAGAGAATTTAATGAATTAAAACAATTCGCCAAGGCTGATTTATTCAGTGACTTACAAAAAATTGAAACACAGTTAGATGTCTATAGAAAATAAAGATGATTTCTCAGAGGTAGTTGACATTACATTATACAAATATAATTCCATAGATATTAAAATATGGGGATTAATTCAACGCGACATAGAAAGTAAAAAACTAGCAGATGAATCTTATTTGGTTTCTGCTAGTAAAATGCAAATGTATATTAATAAATGGTTTTCTGCTGATGTCAATAGATTTCAATCAGTAGGTGAGATGTCCATTCATAAAGAAGCCACTTCTATTTATTTTATTTGGCAAATGCTAAATAACATATCTAATTTGTCGTGGATCAAAATTAATCTAAATAAAAATATAACTTACAATAGAATTGTAAATATTGATCAAATCAAAACGATTAGATACAATATAAAAATTATACGAGGTAGTTTAAGACTTTTTGATTTATTTGAGACAAGAGAACTGAATATAGTTAATGATATAATGGATCGTTGTAAACTATTACCAGATGGTCAAATGTATAAAGTATTCAAATTAAGAAAATTCATGAATGTTCTTGACATGTATTTAACAGACGATACAGGTAGTGAAACATTTAGCGTTATAAATACCATTATTCAAAAATTAGAACCATATGAAATTGATGATCCGGAAATCCTTTTAATAACGGACAGAAATTCAGATATATAATAAAAAACAGACTACTTGTCACTAATTAATGGTAAGAAACTTTACAGCAGATCAAATAGGCGATGCATTTATAGCCAAACTAATTACTCCATATAATGATGTCGTAGGCATTAATTCATGGAACATAATTGCTGGTGTAAGTAATTCTAATACTATAGGTACTCTAACAATGAGTGCTGGAAGTAATGTAGTTACTGGTTATCGTACTAATCTGGATCTAGCAATAGGCGATAAGATTATCGTAGGTAATGTAGAATTTGAAGTAGCTAGTATAGTTAGTACATTTGTATTCACTGTAACAACACCACCTCAATTTTCAGGAACAGGTCTCAAGTTTTATAAACCATTAGATGAAGACAATTTCTTTGACTATGAATTTAAATGGTCACAAGAACCTTTAAATAGTGATGGTGGCATAATGTCAGAATATAGACCATTAAATAATGGTACAAATCCAACAGATATTTTAGGTTTAACATTCGATCCATTAAAACCATTATGGATCACAGTTAGATTTACAGTTAATAGATTATCTACAGCACATACAGTATCCTTATTAAGTCTTACATTTAATATAGAAACAGTGGCTGGTGAAATAATTTCATGTCCTCAATATTGTACAGATTGTACAGATCCATACGCAATGAATGGTTGTGCAAATATTATCGTAGATTGTGATGAGAATCTATTTAATCCATATAATCTAACAAAACCTACAAATTTATATAAGCAAATGTCTGATCTTTCAACTAATATGTTTGGCCACCCGGTTAAATATTTTAGAGTAGAACCAGATCAAAGATCACGCGACGTTATATTAATGGAATATTCATTGTATAATGTAAAAGAAACTGGTGAATTTAAAATCATGGTACCAGATAATGAGTTGCCTTCTAATGACTTTAAATTTGACATATATGGAATGAGTTTTGAAGATTTTGAAATTCATATAACTGCAACACAGTTTAGTTCTGCATTTGGTTTTGGAAAAAGCCCAAGAGCTAGAGACTATATGTACTTTCCGTTAAATAATAGAATGTACGAAGTTACCGCAGTTACATTTGCAGATGAATTCAATATGAATATGACATATTGGAGAGTAATGCTTAAGAAATTTGAAAATAAAACTAGTTCTATACATACCGATTCTGCAATAGAACAGGAACTTAGCGATTTAATTACAGGTATTGAAGAAGTATTTGGTGAAGAAATGCAACAAGAATTTGCACAAGTTAGCAAACCAGAACAATATCAAACAGTATTTAATACTGTAGGTGATGGTATACGCGATAGAGTCCATAATAATTTAACTATATTAGATACTGAGATTAGAAATAAATGGACCATTATTAGCAAGAACACATATGATCTAAGTTCTATTAGTGATGTGGGAATTGAAGCTGTTGTTTATAAAAGAAAATCAACTTTAGCAACAGATGAAAATTTAGCAGTAACTTTATGGTTTAGACCAGATTTATCTGCGGCTAATCCTTCTGCTGTTTTATTGGATGGATTAATAGATCAAAAAGGTCTAAAAATATCAACAACAAATGAAAACATATTTGTTCAAATAAATAATGATATACATCAATTTACATACAATGCTCCAGTAAGTTCGGCAGCATGGTACGGAATGGTATTTAATTTGAATAACAAATATAATCAAATATCGACCACAGTCTATAAATTAGAACCAGGTAACAATTTATTACCTAATAATACAACGCAGAATAGTATTACGAATATATTAGATGAAACCAAATCTATAACGCAATACAGTTGGATAACTACGAAACAATATGCACTTATGCCAGGTAAAATAAAAATGACCAACATAAGAATGTTTAAAAAACCTATAGAATCAGAGCAAAGACTTAATATATTACAACAATATGTGGTTAGAGATAATCAACTTGCAACGATTATAGACAACGCAATTCCTTCTATTCAGCTTAGACGTTACAATCAAGCCAGATAATACGTATCCAGCATAGGTTGATATATAACCTATAAATAACATTTTTATGAGCGAAGAAAAGAAAAAGAATATATCTGAACAAGCAGATCAAATTCGTAGAGAATTAGACGATCTAATAGGAGACACAGGTATGATGGATGTTGAGACTGATCCAGTAGATCTTCCAATCAAACAACCTAGGACCGATTTGGCACCAAGAGTCAGTTATGAAGAATTAAAGTCAGCTGCAACTAGAAAAGCAGAAAAGACTATTACAGCTCTTATGAAATTTTATCTCGATGCAGATATTATTGAAAAGGACGAATATATTGCCGCAAAGAAAAAGATGGACGAAATGACTATGTCATCTTTGATTTACCAATTACAAGCGGGAGAAAGAGCATTAACCACACTTTTACAAACTATTGATGATGGTGAATTAGCACCTCGAATGTTTGAAGTACTTGCTACTCTACAAAAATCCATGTTAGATATTATCAAATCACAAACAATGTACTTAATGGCTTCTGAGGAATCTACTAAGAGAATTGCACGTGACATTGAAATCTACAAGAAACGAGACGATGTTAGAGAAATAGAAGCCTCTGGAGGTGATACTACAAATAAAAATCTACAAAGAGGTACTAAAGATTTAATGGCAGCCATTCAAGCTGGTATTAAACGAGGACCTGCAGAAGATATTGAGGACGTCGAAGAAATAACAGAAGACTAATGAGTGATTACGTAGGCGATAATAAATGGATCCCCAAAGATGAGGGTGATGTAATGTCAGATAAAATTGTTTGGTCTACTAAACAAGTAAATGATTTGATGATTGCAATGGACCAAGGTTTTAGACCTAAGGTCGCTATGCCATTCTATGAAGGTAAGAATTTCTTACGTAAAGGTAACATTGTATTCGAATACACTGACGAAGAGATTACAGAATTAGCACGATGTGCAACAGATATTGTTTATTTCGCAGAGAAATATGCAGTAGTAATGACAGATAATGGTATTCAGCAAGTAAAACTTAGAGAATATCAAAAAAGAATGTTAAGAAACTTTCAAAATGAAAGATTTAACATTGTATTAGCATCGAGACAGATGGGTAAAACCGTAACTGCCAGTATTTTCAATGCATGGTACTTAATCTTTAATACAGATAAAAACACACTACTTTTAGCCAATAAATCTGATTCTACAAAAGAGATCATTGATAAAGCAAAAGTTGTAGTTGAGAATGTCCCATTCTTTATGAAACCTGGTATTATCAAATATGACGTTATGAACGTTCGTTGTGATAATGGTTGTAGATTAGTTGGACAAGCTACCACATCTAAAGCAGGTATTGGATTTACAATTCATAACTTATACTTAGATGAGTTTGCGCATATTCACCCAACTATTGTGGATGCATTCTATGAAAACGTTTATCCTACATTATCAGCATCAAAGGTATCTCGTATCACAATTACATCAACACCAAATGGATTTAACAAATTTTATGAAATCTATGCTGCTGCTGATAGAGGTGATAATGAATACAAAGCAATGCGTATTGACTGGTGGGAACATCCAGACAGAGATGATGATTGGTACAAAAGAGAATTAGGTAACTTAGGAACTATTGAAGCCTTTAATAGACAGTATGGAAATGAATTCGTTTCATCTTCTAACTTATTATTAGATCCTATAGATTTAAAGAAAATGCGTAAGCGTATGCAGAAATATGTTTATCATGATTTTGATGAATTTGATTATATTTCAATTGACGTTAAAGATTTCTTAATGTGGGATCCTACATTTGATATAGAAACTACAAAAGATCCAGAAAATTTCTGGTTATTTTCAGTAGATATTGCAGAAGGAAATGGTGGTGACTATTCAGTTATCAATATATTTCAAGTAGAACCTATGAATAAAGAAGAGATTAACAATGCTACAAATCCTGGAGCGATGTATGATTTCTTTAAAATAAATCAAATTGGTATATTTAGATCAAACGAACACGTTATTGAAGATTTCGCAAAGGTCTTATATACATTATCATGTGAGATATTCTATAATGAGAATGTTAAGATGATCGTAGAATACAATACATATGGCTCAGTTTTATTCCAATACTTAAGATCAGTATTTCCACAGAAAAATGATTTTGATGATGAGATGGTAGTTAAGTTTAGACATAGACACGATTCTAAAACATTAAAAGCAGGTATAAAAATAAAATCTGATAATAAAGCTATATTTTGTCAAAATTTCGCAAAGCTCTACAAGATAAATAGGATAAATATAACAGATGAAACAACTGTAAATGAAGCAAGTCTTTTTGGAGGTTTACCAAGAGGTGGTTATGGAGCTCAAATGGGAAATGATGATACTATCATGACTGTGATTAGTTCTACTGAATTTTTCAACACCACAGATTATGCCGATTATATTGAAGAGCTTCTGGATTTTATAGATCCTGACTTACATGAAGAAATGGAAAAGATTTTATATAAAGATAGTTCATTTGATGGAGATTTACAGTACGACATATATGATTTGATATAAATTTCGAAAAGAGAATAGATATATAATAAAAGTAAAAAAAATAAATAATAACAACTATGGCACTAAGTCCTCAATTATTACAGTTCAAAAG